AAGATGCTGATATTATTTCAGGTGATAGGTTAGGGAATATTTTCCTTGGTACTGCCTTGGGCGGTGGATTACCTCTAGCGGCTGGCGGAGTAAAAAATGTATTTGTAGACTGGCCTAGAATGTTTTCTCAGAAAGGTGGTAGGTTAGAAATAGAAAAGCCGTTTAAAGCCTTGGTATCTAAAGCTGAACAAAAAGAATTAGATGCAGCAGCAGCAGAGATTGGCGTTTTCCTAAGTCCCGCTGAAAGAGCAAAGACGTTAGCTAAATTACGAGAGACTGAATTAGGTATTCGACTTGAGGACGAAAACGCTTTAGATTTGCAAATACTTCTTCAGGGTAGAGAAAGAACTGCACAGAAAACCATTAAAGAGCTTGCTGAAGAGATTGCACCTCAGACTGGTAAAGATGGGGCAAGACGAGCGCAAGCAATAACTGAAGGTTATCAGGCAATAGCTGCATTAACATTGCCAAAATATTTAAAAAGAAAGATTCTGAACGATGATATTTTAAGCGACTCTTTTAACGATATGCTGGCAGGTAATTCTAGAATGTCAAAGCTAGCTCAGATGGAACTAAAGAAACTTCGTGGTGGCCAAGCTCTTATTGATAACGCAAAGGGTGTTGCTGTAGCGGATGACGTATTGGATGATGTTTCTCTATCTGTTATGGATGTGTTTAATAAGTTTGTCAAAGAAGAAGTTAGCACTATAGCTAGCGCCAACAATGGAAGGATTGGCAAGGCTGGAAATTACATGAACAGCTCTATAGGAGAAATAATGGATTTTGTTGATCTAGCCTCTCCAGAGTACGCTTTAGGTAAAAGAGAAGCTTCGTTAAACTTTGCACGAAGTAACCTTGAGAAAAGAATATCAAAAATTAAGGGCGGAGCAGTAGATGAGGTTGGAGAAGCGATTCCTAGCTCTATTCAGTTCTTTAGATCAACATTAAAGTCTCAAAAGGATTTCGATGATCTTCTTAGGGATCTTGGGGATAATCATCCAGCACGCAAAAAAGCAGCGCAATTAAGAGTTGTTCTTGGCGCTATGGAAAACTCTCCACTAGAAAAAGTGTTTAAGAAAACAGATCCTACAGGCTCTATATCTGGTGGCTCTTTTGGTAAAACTGGTGTTGGTCTTAAGCTGGTAGGTGCAGCGCAGAGAAGAACCTACTATAAAGGCATGGTAGATTACATTACCAATCCAAACATTACGGATAGTTTGCTTGATGATATTACCGAGATTGCTAGTAAAAAAGAACCTAGCCTTGTTGAGCTAGATGAGATGGGCAATATGTTCTTGAAAATGTTAAGCAGAGTCAGTCCAGAAAATGCAACTACTCTACTGGGAACGGACGAGCAGGAATAAACCTGCTAATCCTTACTCTTACGGCCTCTGGGAAGAATCTTATTTTCATTCTTCTTGGAGGCTTTCTTCTCCGAACCCTCCTTCGTATTGCTCCAGTCTATCCCATCAAACTTTTTACTGAACTCTTCTCTGCCTATCTCAATAGGTCTTGGCTTCGATCCTTTGCCCATAAATGCCTCTAGTAGCTTGCTATAAGTGGTTTATTTGTTTTAACTGGTGGATTGGCACTAACTGGTGGATTATCACTAACAGCACGAGTGCAGCATTTTAAATAATCTTCGTCATCTTCATATTTCTTCTCTAGCAATTCAATCATCTTATTAGAGTACCAGATGGCTTTCTGCGCATCCTCTATGCAGTTTCCTTTGTTCATAAGCCTACCGCCAGTATACTTAATTACATTGCCGTGACAGTAGTCTATAGCGCCTTGTGTGCCAAGAACATCAATGATGTAGTCTATAGTCTCTATGTCGCCTTTGGTGTAGTGTGCGGGGTGATTCACGTTATCAGTCATTATATCTCTCGCTAATTAGTTAGTTGCTGGCTTTGGGGATAAGGTAGGCCAGCACTACCCAAGGAGGTTCAACTCCCCAATGTCGTAAGTAAACCTATAAATCCGTTAGAAGAGAATCAAGTTCGTCCTCAAGCTCCTCAATGTCAATCCCGCACTCACATAAGAACTTACCTATAGTGATAGCTGTTGCACTATCGGTTATGGTAAACGTGTAAGGCTGTTCGTACCCATCAATACTTAAAACCAAAGTCTTATCTTCTGGTAAATACTCTGCCATCAGAGCCTTTTGTGAAGTTGGATCATCTGCGGTAATGCTAATAACTGAAATCATTGCCCTATTCTCTCTAGTTGTCTAAGTATTCGTTCGTTAAAATCTTCGATCATATCTCTATAGTCAGCAGCGTAAAGCTTCTTCGGCTTCTTTGCGTCTGCAAGCATTTGCTCAACGAACTCCTTGCTAAAAAGTTCTTGCATGTAAATTGTATAATTCTGAGCAGCAACACCATGAGCCATACCGAATTGATTACAATAAGCGCACTGGGGATGAATGTTATCAATCTCTAAAGCCCAATAGCTGCTAGAGCCTTTGGGAATAAAGTGACCGCCTTGCATCCCTTCGTTCCACTTCTTTGTAACTCCACAGGTTACGCAAGTACAATACCCATTGTCATCAGACTCCAACAACCTAACCAGCTTCTGAATAAGCTTGAGTGCTTCCTTACGTAACTCTTGCGAAGTTTTCGCTTTCTTTTTAGCGGCCATTGCTAAAAGGGCATATCATCATCAAAATCATCTGCTGGTGTTGCAGCAGCTTTAGCAGGCTTGGCTTGCTCATCCTTAGCCTGAACGCTTAAACTTAACGCAGGGGCTTTAGGATTATCCTTATTGCCAATCCAGGCACTTAGCCAGTAGTCTACGCCATCAACAGTAATGCTGCCTTTGTATTGCGGATGCTTATCTGATTTGCGATCTTCATTTTTCCAGATAGCGCCTCGGTTGTTGTTATCATAATCAGTCATAGTTCTCTCCTAGTGTATAGTTTTAGTTGGGTTATTAACTTCTTCTTTTCTTTTAAAATCATCTGCATTTAATATTGGTGAGTTAAGTGCATCTGCCATGCAATGTAACATATTAGCAATGTGAACCGCTTCATTCTCAACAGGCTCTTCCCCTTCTAAGTCTAAAACGAGATGAGCAGACCCGTACATTATAGGCTTTTTATCTGCATCATAAAACACTTCTTTAATAGAAATTTCATTGTCTTCTTTTACAATTCTATAATTCCACATCTTTTGTGTCTCTCTTTTCTTTATCTTTATAAGACTTTTCAGTCGAATTAAAATAATAATCTGCTATTGACTTAAGTATAGCTTCATCTTCAGCTTCAACCTCCTTTTTAGAGATTAGCTCAATTCGACCACCAAAAGCGTACCCACTAGCTTTTAAAAAGTCACTAAACACCTCAATAATCTCGTGCAAGTTTTGCTCACTGTCAACGGACATATCAATAGTCCTCATTGCTGTATAGCATTCTTCATCTGCTGGCACTGTATAGTTAAGTTTAATCATTCTTTACGCTCCTTTAAGTAATTTACGTTCTTCTGTTGTTAAAAATGCTGTTTCACATTTGCTTGGTGCTACCCACATAGCGCGTTGATCTTCTTCTGGTATCTCGCCAAACGCTTCCTTAGCTAAAGCTAAATTGTCGTCTGTAGGATCAATTAACATTCTGCGGATATACTGTAGAGAATCTATGTGACGCTTAACTGCCTTGTCGCACAACTCTTCTCTTGACTCCTCAACGGGCTTTCCCCGCATCATCGCAGCCTCTGCATCGTCATCTGCTGTCGGAATTCCTGCCATAGCTTGCAAAGCATACCTACGAGCATAGCTCACAGCCGAACCGCCGCCTTGTGGGTCTTTTTTAGCAAGTGGTAAGTAGAACTCTGACTCTAACCATTCGCCTGAAGAGTGCATTAAGATAGTTACTACACCAATACCTCCGCCACCCTCAGATGTAACAGGGAACTGCGAGTAAGATAGACCATTATTAGCAAACGGTTCTTTGATTGCTTTTATGACCGCTGTAAGATCGGCGTAATTAGATTTAAAGAACGGATTCCTTGCATCCTTAACCGCACCACCCATTTCATTCTGAGCCTTACATAAGGCTT